TTAGCGAATATGACTAAGAAATAGGTCTGTTGTCGCTTCAGCAAGTTCGTCCTCAACTTGGTTATAACGATCCGTCATGTAGACTTTTGTATGGCCTAGCGCCTGGCTTAATTGTTCAAGTGGAACTCCTGCAATAATGCTTTGAGTTGTGAAGAAGTGGCGCATCATGTGGGGTGTTACATGCAATCCTGTTGCTTCATTCACTAGATTGAAGTTTCTATTTAACTGGTTTGGATTGATGAGACCACCTTTCTCGTTGATAGTGATATAATCCTTGTGCTGTTCCTTGATAATCCCTAACTTTCGCTTGATTTTAGAAGCTTCAGCTATCAGATAATAGATCAGGTCTGTTCCGATATCATCAAGACAGACATATCGCTCTGAATCCTTCGTTTTAAGCCCTCCTTTCCCTTTTAAGGTCTGGTTGCTTCGACTATCTCTAAGGTGAAGTATAGCTCGTCCACTATCGTTCTGAGTCACATCCATTGGACGCAAACCAAATACTTCTCCTCGTCTCAGTCCAAAGATAGTAAGATAGGTCAGAGCGTAAAACTGTTTTGGCATAATCTCTTCTGCCTTTGCTATCCAAGTCTTAAACTCTTTGAGAGTCACTTTCTTGTTAGCTGCAGGAATATCACTCTGGCCAATAAAGACACCTTTCAAGCGATTTGAGAGCAGATTTCCATTTTTCACCGCATCATTTAGCAATGCCATGAAGCTGGAATTGAGGGTTTGAACAGTGTATCTGGTATGGTTCTGCAACTTTTCAGCGATAAAGAGTTCATACTCATTTCTATCCAAATTTTTCAGCAGGGCAGAACCAAACTTTGGCTTGATATGGTTCTTATAGAGATTGTCATTGAGGTAGTAGGAAGTGTCATTCCAGCGCCCTGTTGACAATCTCTTTTCAGAATAAATATCCCAATACTGATCGAGTGTTAGATTCGTATTGATACCTAATTCCAGGTCTTGGATTTGTTGCTCAATCTCTGTCAAGGCTGCACGAGCTTGTGGAAGGGTTGTGAGACCACTTTTACTTTTTTCTCTTTTTTTACCTCGGAAGAAAAAAGAACGTCTGACATAGTAACGCTTGCCTTTAGCAGTCTCATAGTAATAGATATTTGGATATTTTGTTTTATTATATTTCATTGTATTCTCCTTGTTTATCGGCTTCTGGACAAGGTCTAAACATTGAGAATATTGACATCACCCCTTTCATGGTGTAAAATAGGGTATAGAAAATAGGCCTTTTTAATGGCTGATTTTTATACAGGATAAGCTTCACGATCAAACTTTGGCGAGGGCGATTGTGGGGCTTTTTTTTATTTTCTGAATAGTTTGTATAGTTTATACAAACTCCAAGCTGTCAAAGGGACTGCAAGGAATGGAGCGATTGGAATACCAACAACTCCGAAAAAGACTAAGAAAATATACAGTGCTGAAAATATGATTTTATTGGCAGGAAGTTTTGTCTTAGGAGATGTTTCTGAAAGATTAATCTCGTTTACTATATCAGCGAAACTGTCACTAACAATATTTTGTTCAATATGTTCAGCTTCAGTTGTTTTAGTTTCAATAGATTCAGTTTTCGTAACTTCTTTATTGAAAATGTTATCATCAATTATCTCAGATGATTCGCTCTGAATTACTTCTTTTTGTGAAGAATCAACAATGGTAAGGTAAATTTCAAAACCAACATCCAAATCATTATTTGTGACAACTTTTTCTTCATACTCGTCCCATTCTTTATATGGACCGCCCTTTATTTCTGCTTCAGAAATAAAAATATATTTATCATCATCAAAATAATGCCTAATATTTTTTGCTATCTTACCAGGAATGTATCCCACGAAATTATCAAATATTAGAACTTTGATGGCATTGGAATCATATTTATTAGTAGGTTCTGGGACAAGTTCAACTTCAGTAGTAGATAAGTCTTGATACTTGAAAATTTGTCCACCAATTTCTTCAAGTTCTTCTCTAATTTCTTGTGTCGTAAGGTCTCCATAATATCTGGAATATTCTGGAATGTCATTATCTTCAGCAATATCATTGCACGCTTGTTTTACAGCTTTTTTATAATTTGTTACTCCAGCGACTCTGAATAATATTTTTTCAACAGTCTTTTGCATATATTTCCCCTCTATATAAATATCTTCAATGCAATTTTTAATTTACTAATGCCAAGTACTCTTCCTTGACCATGACTTCATTAGTCATAGTTTTTAGATCATAGAAGGACATGAATTTGAGGTAATCAAACTCTGTCGGGTCATCTAAGCTTTCTATCGCGTCTTTTACAAGATGATGGATCATATTCCTATCAGCTTCGTTTTCACAGCGTAAGCGAGCGTTCTGGTACTCTGAGCGTGTATGGTCCTTGTGGCCGAGTTCGTGTAGAAGCACCTTAACTCTCTCTTTTTTGTTGAGCTTGCTCGACAGGAAAGCTGTATTGGTTTCTTTTTCGTAAAATCCAAGTTCGTCAGGCATCAAATCTCCATCAAAATCGATAATACGAATCTGAAAATGACTTATAATTTCTTTTTCGGTCACTAAGCAGTACCTCTAATCACCAGCTTCTTTGAGATAACCTTCAATGATAGACTGGATGATTTTCTTCTTTTCATCTGTTAATTCCCGACCGCCGAACATCATGACATTCGATGCCATTTCTTCAACATTTAGGGTCTTCCCTTGCCAGCTATACTCTTTTAAATCACCAGCGATGTTAGGATTATCCGTGCGACCAAGTAAATAATCTGTGGACACGTTGAAGTAGTCAGCAATTTCTTGAAGACGTTCAGCATTTGGTTTTTTGTTTTTCATACTATAGATTGTATTTCTACTATATCCTAATGTTTCTTCAAGAGAATTTATAGAAATTCCACGATTTTGGCAAAGTTCTTTTATTTTTTCGAACAAAGAAAACATTGATTTATCAACCTTTCTAAGGCATGACAAAAAATATTTAAACTTTTGATTGCAAATCTGTTGACAAAACACAATCTATAGTTTAGAATATTATTTGTAAGCTAAAGAGTTAGCGGATAAGACAACTAAAAAATAAAGCCTAATAAAACTGATTGGCGTCCGTTTTCTAGGTAGAACCTTACTTTTAGTAGGTCTTTTCTCTATGATTAAATTCTAAACTATAGATTGTTTTTTGTCAAGAAATTCGCTAACTTTTTAGATAATTTTTTAAAAAGAAAGGAGAGAGGGAATGGCAAAGCTGAGTATCTCTCTAAGAAGTACGTCTGTAAATGAAGCTATTGAAAAAATAGCTCACATTAAAGAAGCACATCCAGAAGATGTGCTTAAAATAGATGTTACGATTCTGGATGATTATCTTTTAAATTCGTAACAGTTTCATAGAATCGCTTGTAGAATTGTTCAATGATTTCGTCTGTTAATCCAGATTGTCGGATACTTTGTGCAACTCTAATATTAAAGTGTTCGACGGTAATCTTTGTAAGTTCTAAAGCGATTTCTTTGTCAGACAGTGTCATTAGATCACCTCCCTTCTGATTTTATTATAGCAGAAAGGGTAGAACAATAGAAAGGAAGAATATGAGTAAAGAGCTAAAGATAATCAAGGCTAAAATCAAAACTCGCTTGATTGAGCTGGATATGACTCAAGCTGAGTTGGCAAAACAAGTATTTGTAACACCATCGGTCATTTCAGAACTGCTGAAGTATGGCAAAGGAAGTGATTATGTGAAAGAAAAAGTCGTAAATGTTTTAGGAATTGAGAATCCTTGGAGAAATCACTGAGAGGTCCATAATGCAAGCGAAAATAATACTGAATTGGCAGAAGAAAAATCATCAACTTAGTCAGATGATGATCGATAGTCTTGAGGGACTAGATGTTTGGGAAACTATTTTAACATTAGGAAAAGTAAGAAGAGGAATATTATGAACAACGCAGCGCAAAAAGTAACACGGATTGACAAAGATGCTTGGGATATTGCTACGGAGCTGGCGAACGAGTACGGCGTATCTATTTGTCACATCATCAGCGAGAGCGTCCGCTACTGTGCAGAGAATGCCGAATTTAAGGAGATGGACGTTGTCGTTAAACGATTGGTAATCGGCAGTAAGGTGCTGGAGTAGGAGGTTTGAGATGAACGAAAAGAAGCAAAATAACGATCTCATCAAAGAAATCATTGAGAAACATTTTGAAAATATGGTTGACGATGTTTTGGCACATACAGAAACCTATTATGAAGCTTTAGGGGCTATTGGTTCCATCAAGGGATGCAATATTCCTGACATGATTCACCTAGCTGATTGTTTGAGGAAAGCTATCAGGAAACGTGCTATGCGACAAAAAACACCTAATCATAAAAATTAGGTGCTAGAGGAGAGGACTATGAACGAACTAGTATGGTTTTACTTTGCTATCATAATCAATTTTATCATTGGCTTTGCTACATACTACGCTAGCAAAATAGATAGAAAAAAGCGCATCGATGAATACAAGAAGAGACAAGAGGAGGAGATAGAAAGAGTTAGAAAGAAATTTAATTTATGATTTCTTAGAGGTCTTTTGGATAAATTTCTTCTTTAGGTTTTGATTGTGACTATTTGCTTTATCGGCTATTTTTAAAGCTTGGTCCAAATCAACCTCGCCTGCTAAAACTTTGTAGGCAAGATCATTCACCTTCATAGACTTGTCGGTTTCAGTATCAAGCTGAGATACCTTCTCAAGTTCTTGCAACCGTAATTCATGAGCTTGTTTGACTTTTTCAAGGTCAAAGGCATGTTGCTGTTTTAGAGTATCTATCTGATGATGAAATTCTTTTTCAAGTTTTTCTACGATATGTGAATGTTCTTTAGCTTGTTTTTCAATCTCAGCTTTATTGTTAGCTTTTGATGCGACATATGACCATAACCCTGAGATTATTGCAAGAATGATACTAATTACAGGTTGAATAAGAGCTTGATATTCCATAAGATTTCTCCAATCGTTTTTATTTTATTATACCAAATTTAGAAAGGAATATTATGAACGAAATTTTTAATTTTCATGGGCAGGAAGTCCGTACTTTGACAATTGATGGCGAGCCTTGGTTCGTCGGGAAAGATGTCGCAGACATCTTAGGATACAGCAAGGCTAGAAATGCGATTGCTCTTCATGTTGATGAAGAGGACGCCCTAAAACAGGGCATCCCTACTAGTGGTGGAACACAGGATATGTTGATCATCAATGAATCTGGTCTCTACTCTCTTATCTTATCCAGCAAGTTGCCTCAAGCTAAAGAGTTTAAGCGTTGGGTGACATCAGAGGTCTTGCCAGCTATTCGCAAGCAGGGTGGATTCATCCGTGAGGATTTGGACGAGGATGCCTTCATCGCTCTATTTACTGGACAAAAGAAATTGCGTGAGCAACAGGCGACCATGCTGGAAGATATTGACTACCTGAAGAGCGAGCAACCGATTCACCCAAGCTATGCTCAGTCGCTCCTTAAGAAGCGTAAGGCTCGGGTTGTAGCTTGCTTGGGAGGTATCGATAGTCCAGCTTATGCGGATAAGACTTTCGCTCAGTCAGTCTTTAGACAAGCTGAGATTGATTTCAAAGACCACTTCAACATTAGTCGCTATGATTTGCTACCGAAAAAGTTTGCAGAAGCTGCCTTTGCTTACTGGATGACGTGGGAGCCAAGCACAAACACTAAGATGAAAATCATGAAATTAAACTCATTTGATGACATCTAGAAAGGGGAAGAAGATGGACAATGTTCTACTTTCACTATCTGAATGGATTAAATCCATTATCAAGGACACAATCACAAGGCTGGTTGAAATAGAAAAAGATAGTGACCACTATCCAGAGTTGATGGATGTGAGCACTACCTGCGAATTTCTAGGAATCAACTATGACACATTTTCAAATAATTATCGTTACATGAAGGGATTTCCAACGGAATTACCTGGTAAGAAATGGTCAAAAAGAGCCATCAAAGAATGGCTCTCTAATCAAATATAATAACTTTACTAAAAGGCTTCTGGACAAGGTCTTAGCAAAATTATTTGACTATATTATAGCACAAAAAGAGGATAAAAAACATGAACAATTTACAAATTATCGCAGTAGGCACAGTAGTATCAGTAGTATTGATTGAATCGCTGATGATGAATATCAAATTTAAAATGGCTATGAGACAGAAAAAGAAGATTCAATTTCAAGCGCCACAAGTTGAAAAAGGGTTTATCGACTTTAAAACAGGTCGACGTGTGGATATTGATCCTGTGACACGAAAAGAAACATTTGTGGATTAGTAGAGAAACGGAGGGTATCAATGGTAGTTAAAAACAAGCGATACTACTGGATTCAACTAGCTCAGGATTTTTTCAAGTCTAAAGAAATGAAATTGCTCCGTAAGATTGCAGGTGGCGATACGCATACTATCATCTATCTCAAAATGATGTTGATTAGCCTAGAAGATGGTGGGCACATCTACTATGATGGACTTGCTGACAATCTAGCTGAAGAAATCGCTCTTGTCATTGATGAGAATGTTGAAGATATTAAAATCACTTTGATTTTCTTGGAGAGTAAGGGCTTGCTGACTAGAATAAATGACAGAGATTATTTCTTAGAACAGGTTCCTGAGATGGTTGGGAGCGAAACGGCGAGCACTCGGAGAAGTCGTAAGCACAGAGAATTGAAAGAGTTGCATTGCAACACCATTGCAACAACTTGCAACGGAGATATAGATATAGAGAAAGATATAGATACAGAGATAGAGAAAGATGTAGATAAAAATTCAATCGAAGTCATCGTGGAAGAATATCAATCTCGTATTGCTCCGTTGGATGGAACTCAATTTGAAATCTTGAAAGAGTTCATCACTTTGGATGGTATGGAAGCAAAAATTGTTCTGAAAGCAATTGGTCTTGCGGCTGACAATGGTAAAAGAAATTTTAGTTATATCAGAGCGATTTTGACCAATTGGAAGAATGATGGAGTTTTGACGATTGCAGCAGTCGAGGAACGTGAGCGAGCGTACAAAGAAAGTAAAATCAGCAAACGTCCAGGCAATCAGAAATCCAACGTTCCTGAATGGTCACAACCTAATTACGTTAACAATACCAGTGATGAGACCAAAAAGGACCTTGAGAGGAAGAAACAAGAAATGCTAGAAAAACTAGAGAAAGGAAGAAACTGATGTTTATTTTAAAACATGGAACAAAAGAAGAAAAACCGTACTTAATGTCTGCTAAAATCGGCGTGACTGGGATTGATATCTCTTTTTCAGAAGAGAGGGGAGCGATTCGGTTCGTTTCTCGTGCAGTCGCATTGCAGGTAGCCAAGGCGCTAAGATCATTTGGGAATTTCTATGTGATTCAGGTGAAGGGATGAAGAAATTCTTAAACGGTGACTGTATGGATATCATGAAACAATATCCTGACGATTACTTTGACCTAGCTATTGTCGATCCGCCATATTTTTCTGGACCGGAAAAAAGGAAATTTTACGGACGGAAAATCAGTCCAATAGGTGTCAGCAGACTCTATGGCGAAACCTCAGAGTGGCAAATTCCAAACAAAGATTATTTTGATGAACTTTTCAGAGTTTCAAAAAATCAAATCATTTGGGGTGTGAACTACTTCGACTACTCTTTTGGTCCTGGTCGCATCGTTTGGGATAAGGTTAATGGTCAATCAAGTTTTTCAGATTGTGAGATAGCATACTGCAGCTTACATGATAGTACACGTCTGTTTCGCTATATGTGGAATGGTATGATGCAAGGCAAGTCAATATCTGAAGGTCATATTCAGCAAGGAAATAAGGCATTGAATGAGGTTAGAATTCATCCGACTCAAAAACCAGCTAACCTTTACCTTTGGTTATTGCGAAACTACGCAAAAGAAGGTGATAAAATACTCGATACTCACGTCGGTTCAGCAAGTAGTTTGATCGCTTGTCAAGAATTAGGTTTTGAGTATGTAGGTTGTGAGTTAGACGGAGATATCTTCAACATTGCTAAACAGAGACTTGATGCTTATGAGAAGCAGTTGAAGTTATTTTAGGAGGTATTGATCATTAAAAAAATGACAGTTTGGGCGCTTTTTGATAGTGGAAATGGTTCTTACTTCAATGGCGCTAACTCTCTGAATAGTTCGGGGGGGTGCGAATATTGAAATCTATTCAATCGGAATGGATATAGAAAACAAGAACAATCATTTTATAAATCTGAACCTTGCTGATTACAAACGTTTATTTGGAGATAACACGCTCTTTGACGTGTTAGACAAATTACCAAAACCTGACCTTGTAATAGCTAGTCCACCATGCGAATCATGGTCAAATGCTTCTGCAATGGAAAATGGAAATGCGTGTTGGAAACGCAATGATGTTTCTGATAGCTTGTTCGCTCCACAAGTAAGACCTTCACCGTTCACGATTAGGTCAAATCAAGATTATGAGTCAGCCTATATAAATTATCAGTACGACAGGCAATTTTTAAAAAGGGTCAATGGCGAGCTAACAGCTTTCAACACAATAGAAATCATAAAAAGATATAGACCACAATTTTGGGTTATTGAGAATCCAGCAGCTGACAGACTGTGGCCCTACATTGAGGATATTATTGGATTCAGAATTCCATACAAAAACCTAGCTAGATACAATAATTATGATTATCCTTTACAAAAACGGACGATTTTTGGAAGCAATATTGAACTTAATCTTAAGAATAAAATTATCAAGCAGGACATAGAGTGGAAGAACTTCTCAAAATCATACAACGAGAGATCTAATATACCTGAAAAATTGGTGTCAGAAATTTTCGAAAAAATCTACAAGGAGTTTTGCAAAGATGCTTGAGCTCTACTTCATTTATAACGGTCACCGCAAGATACTCATTGGGAGTTTTAGCCATATACATAGCGCAATCAATGAATTAAAGAAACATCAAGCTAGTTACTCAGCAATCAGTCATCCACGATTTCGGAAAAGCATGAGTGGTGAGAACATCAGGATTGACTACGGATCAGTTGACTGCTACTACTTGATTACGAAGAAAAGAGAGGAAAAATAAGATGAATACAAAAATGAATTTGGAAGAAAAGGTTCAACAGTGGTTTGTTGACAGAAATTTACATGAAGCGAACCCTGTCAAACAGTTCTTGAAGTTGATGGAAGAGTCAGGAGAATTATTTGAAGGTATCGCAAAGGATAAATCTGAACTGATCTATGATGCGCTTGGTGATATTCAGGTAGTATTGATTGGACTTGAGCAACAAATCAAGAACGGCGCTCAGATTTCAGCCAATCAACAGGAACTTGAATTGCTGCTGATGGTTTCTAGTTTAGGGAACATCGCTCAAAAACTATACGCTCATATCTGCCACAATGAAACACAAATTCCGTTAATCAAAGCAGACTTGATGTTTCTTGACAGTGTGGTTAGTACGGTTTCATTTTGCAATGGCACTACAGCTGAAAATTGTTTAGAAGAAGCTTATGAAGTCATTAAGGACCGCAAAGGTAAGATGATTGACGGGGTGTTTGTCAAAGAGGAGGATTTGAAATGAAAAATTTAGGAATTATTTTAGGATTGGTATTTGTAATTGTTGCATCGCCATTCGTGGTTCAGTATGGATGGAATGAAATTATCACAACGATCGTTCCAGTTGGCAGAATTACAGTTTGGCAAGCTTTTGGGATGGATGTGCTACTATCTTTCATTTTTCCTGTATTATCCAGTAAAAAAGAATCTTACGAGGATTATTCATATGCTGTAAAAAGCAGTATTTCAAAAATCATTACATGTGCATTTTTTATTTGGATAGCTAGTTTGTTCTTGTGAGGATTTAGCATGAGATATTTTAAAATCCTATGTGTTGTTTTACTCACATCCTTCCTCGTAGCATGTCACCAGATTTCGAGTGGGACGGTAGTAGATAAGTACATCGATGAACCTCACACAACGTTCATACCTGTTATGACAGGAAAAAGTTCGGTACTTGTGCCAACAAGAACAAAAAGAAGATATATTCTGGTCATTTCTGGATATGTAGGAAATGAGCACGTTGAAGAAACATTTGAAGTGACGGCCGAAGAATACAAGCACTATGAAATTGGCAATACTTTTATACAGGATGCCGTTTTAGAAAATGAAGGAGGAGAAGAAAATGATTGAATTTATTAAAGAATTTGTAATAACTTTTCTGTGCTTATTTATCGGTTACTCAGTCGTGGAATTTGTGACAGGAAAGGAAAAGAAAGATGATCAATAATGTTGTTTTAGTAGGTCGCTTGACTCGTGATCCTGAGTTACGACACACGCCATCAAATGTGGCTGTTGCAACTTTCAGTTTGGCAGTGAATCGCAATTTTAAGAATCAGGCAGGTGATCGTGAAGCCGATTTTATCGGTTGCATCATGTGGCGTCAGCAAGCTGAAAACTTTGCAAATTGGCTTAAAAAGGGTACTCTTGTAGGGATTACAGGTCGCATTCAGACTCGTAGCTACGATAACCAGCAAGGACAACGTGTCTATGTGACTGAAGTTGTAGCTGAAAGTTTTCAGCTTTTGGAAAAACGAGATAAGACTGCGGACCATTCGAGCATGGAAAATCAGATGCCACCAAGTTTTGGAGCAAGTGATCCGATGGATATTCCAGATGATGGATTGCCATTTTAAGGAGGTGGAGTGATGGAACGACCTAAACGATACTTATCTGGATACTTCATTCCTGAACTGATTGAAGATGAAGATATTATCTTTAACAAAGACAGTGAATATCACAAACAGAAGAAAAAAGAAAAGAAGAATCCTATTTTCAAAAGAAATAAGCCCCGAAATAGATGGGCGCTTTAAGGAGGTCAAAGAATGAGCCTTACGCTAAATAGCACAATTGGAGACTTAGTTTTGGCAATCGGAAAAATTATCGTTGAGTCTGACGGTAAAACCAATACAGCGATGCTAGAGATACCCGATCAAGACTTCTACTTAGAAATTGCCTTAAAAATAAAGAAGGAGGCAACCGAATGAAACGTTTTATCGTAATCTGGATTTTATTGTCTGCTGGATTAAATATTTGGCAGAGTATCCAGATTAAGAAATCAGAAGAAAAGCGCCCGATTGTCGTCTATAAAGCTGACAATAAAGGCGCAGAAATCAAAGGCAGAGTCGTCCACAAGGAGAAGATTGGCGACCTACACACGATCACAATACAGAATTACGGAGTATTCGTAGTTACTCAAACAAACTATGAATCTCTCAAAATAGGAGATGAGGTAAGATTGTAATGACAAAGTACAAGAAACTAACTTACATCATCATTCAGGAAGCAATGGCAGGCTACATTCATGAAAGCTAATACCAGGAAATGGAGAGCAAGATGAATAGAAGGATTAAGAAGAAAGCTAAGCAACTTGCTCAGAAGAAACAACTAGAATTAGAAAATAAGCTTATAAAGTTAAGTCAGGAAGAAATTGAAGTTTTATCTAGAATGATTAAGCAGATAGTTTCTGACATCAGTAAGGCTTTTTCTAAAATGTTCGATAGCTTATTTAATTATTTAGAAAATTCGGAGGTAAAATTTGAAGAAATTGAGCGACGAAGACCTCAAAACATTAGACAGAGAACTTTTCAAATTCCAAAACATTCAACGTACAATAGATTTGAGAAGGCTAGAATTAGAAACTCGAAACCCAGATGCTCAGAGTGGTCCTATCGTAGGAATAAGCAAACCTACCGAAACTATCGCAATCAGAATCGCAGATGATCCAACCTTGAAATTTCTCGAAGGGTTCAAAGCTATTATTAACAAACTCCTGATCAATCTAGTTGATGAAGATAAGGAAATCTTTAATCTGCGCTGGAGATATCCTCAACTGAGATGGGAAGAAATAGCAGAACAGAAATTCATGAGCAAAGCCACAATCTATCGACGTAGAAGGATTATCTTAGAACAGTACGCTATACTGAAAGGTGAGTTGTAAATAAGATTGAGACAAAAGACATCTTGAAGTCTCACAAAAAAAGGTTTATTATGATAGCATGAACTTCTGAAACAAAAACACACATTACATGTTAGGAGTCATCCTTAATTTTAGTCAAACAAGTTGTCCAACAGAAGTATCGTCAAGAGTCAGCAAACGCTGGCTTTTTGTTTTATAGAAAGGAGGTAGAACATGGAATTTGTATCACCGATAAAAGAAAATGACGACATTCAGGCAATGAAAGATTATCTCAAAGAGTGGAACGAGATGTATTATATGCTATTCATTACAGGCCTGAATACGGGCTTGCGAGTCGGAGATATACTTACCTTGAAAGTTAAAGATGTCCAGGGATGGCACATCAAACTGAGAGAACGGAAGACTGGCAAGCAGATTACAAGACGGATGACAAAAGAACTCAAGAAAGAAATGAGGAGATATGTCGAGGGTAAACCATTTCATCATTTCTTATTCAAGAGTAGGCAAGGTCAGAATAAAGCGATCACTCGTGAACGAGCCTATCAAATCATACATGAAGCAGCTGAAGAACTAGGCATTGATAATGTCGGTACTCACACAATGCGAAAAACATTTGGCTATAAATATTATAACAAGACAAAGGACGTAGGGACATTGCAGAAAATGTTCAATCACTCATCACCCGCAATCACCCTGAGATACATAGGGATAGAGCAAGCAGAGCTTGATGACGCACTACGGAACTTTGTCATTTAATTTTTTTTAGATATTACTTTCACATAATGAGTTAAGCATAAACTGAAAAAATGAAACTCTTTAAAACCCATGCTTAGTAAGGGTTTGAGATTTAGAGTGAGTTTAACAAAATATAAGATATGTGAAAGTGAGGGGTGAAATTGGTATAGTTACAGGAGGTAGAAAATGTTAAAAGAATACCGTGATGATTTTCTTGGAGAAAAGGCCTTCGAGAAATTAAATAAAGATATTGATGCGAATCCTGGTGTTGGCTTTGAAATTGTTGGATATACTCAAACAGCATTTGTAAATGGAATGCATATACCGCTAACAGCCATACTAGTAAAATGGGGTAATTTTTTTAAAGAATCAGAATGAGACAAAAGACATCTTGAAGTCTCACAAAAAAAGGTTTATTATGGTAGCATAGATTTCTTGTATGAGGAGGGGATAGGTCAAAGGCCTGTCCCTTTTAGCATTGAGAAAGGAGGTTTGAGATGTATAACAAACCTATCAGACCATCCTTGAAATCTAAGAAGTGGGAGAAGTTCCGTGATAGGATAATGCGTAAGCATGATTATCTTTGCCAAGAAAGTTTGCGTTACGGAATTTCTGTTCAAGCAGAAATGGTTCACCATATCTTTCCTGTATCTGAATATCCTGAACTTGAATTCGTTGAATGGAATTGTTTGCCGTTGACGAATAAGAAACACAATACGTTTCACGATAGAGTGAACGATAGAGTAATCAATCAAGGATTGTATTGGCAAAAAAAAAGAAAAAAAGAATTTTTAAATTTTTTCAAAAATGAAAAATGAAAATTTTTAGTCCCCCCCTCTTTTTGAAAAATCATTTTGGCCAGTAGGGTACCGGTGAAGGGAACTTTTTCCAAGTCGGGGGCCTTCAAACAAAAAGGGGGTAAAAACTAAGCGAATTTGACGAAAGGAGGTAGTTTTTGGCTAAACCAATTACAGCGAAGTCTATTAAGTCAAAAGTGGTCAAGCAGATGAAAGACTTGGGCACTTATCGTAAAGAGTTTGAAATGATCATTGACATCTTTGCAGGTATGCTATATCAGTATCAGAAACTTGCTCAAGATTATGCTGACATGGGTTATCCAGTAACAGACACCTACGTCAATAAGGCTGGTGCTGAGAACGAACGTAAAGTTCCAATCTTGACAGCGATGGAAATTTTGAGGAAAGACATTCTCAGTTACTCTAATCAGCTGATGATGAATCCTAAGTCTCTTGGTGAGGTAGTAGAACAAGAGGGTGAGTCAGTTCTTACTGAGGTCCTGAAGTTCAAAAACGAAATCAAGAAGAAGCGAGTGACTGGCAATGGGTAATCTTGGCAAAGCGAAAGAGTATGCTCAGCACGTCATATCTCACAGAGAGGAACATTGTGAGGAGAACATTCTTGCAGCTGAACGTTTCTTGCGTGATCTTGAAAATCCTGAGTTTGAAATGGATGAGGAAATCGTTGATTTCGTTGTTCACTTTATCGAGAACACAATAGTCCATCAACAGGGTGATGATATGTTTGCGGTGTCTATCCGTAACAAGCCATTACTCTTGCAACCGTGGCAACATTTTGTAGTTGTGAACCTGTTTGGATTTTACTACAAGGGCACAAATGAGCGCAGGTTCAAAGAAGCGCTTATCATGCTTGCTCGGAAGAATGGAAAGACTTCGTTTACTGCTGCAATCGCACTTGCTTATCAGATATTAGACACGGATAGCGGTTCAAAATGCTACATCGTGGCTAATTCAGTTAAGCAAGCGATGGAAGCCTTTGGATTCTTGAAGTTCAATGTTGAACGATGGAATGACAAGAACATTCGTATCAAGGATAACAACCAAGAACACTCTATCACTGCTAATTTTGGTAATGAGGGTTCTTTCTTTATCCAGGCTTTAGCGAACGATGAAAGCCGTTTGGACTCTTTGAACGGAAACGTTATTATTTTGGATGAAGCTCATACAATGAGGAACAGTAAGAAATATGGTCTTATGAAGAAAACAATGTCAGCATACCGAAACAGTATGCTTTTTGTTATCTCTACGGCTGGTGATATTCCTACTGGATTCCTTGCTAACCGTCTGAAATATTGTCAAAAGGTCCTTAAGCAATTGGTCAAGGATGATTCCTTGTTCATGTTTATCTGCAAAGCTGACCAGACGACTGATGGAGACGTGGGCGATTACCTGAACGAGAATGTTCTTAAAAAAGCCAATCCTTCGTGGGGTGTGACGGTATCGCTCAAGGCTCTGAGAGAAGAAGCTGAGCAGGCTATGAATGATCCACAGACAAGAAATGAGTTTTTCAATAAAACTTTGAATGTCTTTACAAACTCAATGAACGCTTATTTCAATCCTGATGAATTCATTGCTTCAGACAGTCAATACGATTGGACCTTAGAAGAGTTGGCACGCTTGCCTATTCAGTGGTATGGTGGAGCTGACTTGTCAAGGTTGCACGATTTGACCGCTGCTGCTCTCTATGGTGTCTATCATGATGGTGAAAAAGATATTGATATCTGTATCACACACGCTTTCTTCCCTCGTGTCAACGCTCAGAAAAAGGCCAACGATGACGGGATTCCACTCTTTGGGTGGCAGTCTGATGGCTGGCTAACTATGAGCAATACTCCGACCGTTCTCTATGATGATATCGTTAAATGGTTCATCAAGATGAGGGAGAAAGGGTTCAAGATTGCTGCCGTCGGAATGGATAGGAAGTTTGGTCGTGAGTTTCTGACGAAGATGAAACAAGCTCGGTTCAAGATGATTGACCAACCTCAACTTTTCTATCTGAAATCAGAGGGGTTCAGACGGATTGAGTTCAAAGTTAAGAATAAAGAGTTTTACTATCTTCATTCTGACGCTTACGAATACTGTGTGAGCAATGTTAGAGCTATTGAAAAGGTGGATGATGCTGTGCAATATGAGAAATTAGACGGTGACGGTGGTACTGCAAGAATTGACTTGTTCGATGCCAGCGTTTTTGCTTGTATTCAGGCTCTTGCTAATCTTGGTAAGAATCAGAATGTCATGAGCTTCTTTGATTAGGTGACTTATGAATGAAATAGTTTTATCAGAACATGAAATTAATGTGCTAATTAATAAAGGGCGAGTTAAAGTAATTTTAAACGGTGAAGAAGTAATCGTTCGTCAAAGCTATACGAAAGATTTGAGGGCTGAAACAGTTAACTGGGATAAACAAATAGTTGATGTCAGTCAGAATATAGTAAGAAATAAACACTTTGATTCACTTTTTCAAAATACTTTTCGCTAGAAAGGAGGTGAGTAAAGATGGGGCTTTTAGATAGGTTTTTGAAACGTGGTAAGAGTCGAAGCGGAACGAATGTTATCACTCATTCAGATTTTGGGCTTTATATTGACGGTGATAGCTATGTGCCTTTGGCTCGAAATCCTGATGTGATTGCTGCGGTCAATAAGATTGCTGACATGGTATCAAATATGACCATTCATTTGATGGAGAATACCGACAAAGGCGATATCCGAATAAAAGACGGACTGGCTCGCAAGATTGATGTGAATCCATGCGACAATATGACTCGCAAAACTTGGATTTTCAAGATTGTGCGCGACCTGTTGCTATTTGGTGATGGGAATTCGGTTCTTCATGTCGAATATGATCCTGTGAATGATTACATTTTGAACCTGAGACCATTCTCTATGAGTGAAGTATCATTCAAGAGTGACGATATTGGTTATATCGTGAATTATCGTGGTATCGACTACAACCCAAGCGAAATCGTGCACTTTGTAATCAATCCTGATCCAGACAATCCATTTGTAGGGACTGGGTACAGGCTTGCTCTGAGGGATATTGTTAGGAATTTAAACCTTGCTACCCAAATCAAAAAGGGCTTTATGAGTGGTAAAAATGTTCCTAGCTTGATTGTTAAGGTTGATGCTTCTAGTGGGGAATTAGGAACACAAGAGGGACGTGACCAGGTCGCTAAGAAATATCTTAGCACTAGTCAAGCTGGTGAGCCGTGGATTATTCCTGATGCCTTGCTAGAGGTTGAACAGGTCAAGCCATTAAGTTTGAAAGATATTGCTATCAATGAATCTGTTGAAATTGACAAGAAAACAGTTGCTGGGCTTTTGGGAGTGCCAGCTTTTATTTTGGGAGTTGGTAGCTTTGATAAAGAAGAATACAACAACTTTGTCAATACTACGGTCATGAGCATTGCTACGACGATCACTCAGACCTTAACGAGAGACTTACTCGTTTCAAATAATCGGTATTTCAAACTTAATGCTCGCTCGCTTTATTCGTATGACATTACAGAGTTATCTTCAGTTGCTGAACAGATGACTAAAAGTATGGCAATGCGTCGAAACGAGTGGAGGGATTGGCTTGGAATGCCACCTGATCCTGATATGGATGAGCTCCTTGCTCTTGAAAACTATATCCCACAAGATAGACTTGGGGACCAGAAAAAACTGAAAGGGGGTGAGGAAGAGAATGAAGAAACGGAATAGTTATCGTACCGCTCAATTCAAAACACGAGAAGAAGCCGACAGCGGTGATTTGATTTTGAGTGGGTACTTCATCAAGTTTGATGAAGTTACTGAACTATGGCCAGGCTACTTTGAGGTAATCAAACGTGAGGGTGTTGAAAAAGCCATCAAAGGAGCTGACATCAGGGCATTATTTAACCATGATGATAGTTTGGTGCTTGGTCGTACTGGTAACGGAACAGTCATTTTGGGAGTTGATGAAATCGGACTTTACGGTGATATCATCATCAACAAAGATGATCCGCAAGCTGTTGGGGCCTATGCTCGTGTTCAGCGTGGTGATGTGATTGGATGTAGTTTTGGCTTCATCCCAATCAAAATCAATACGGAAGAGCAAGCAGATGGTTCGTACCTGGACACTATCTTGGAATTAGAAATCTTTGAAGTGAGTCCATGTACTTTCCCAGCTTATCCACAAACGGAAATTGCTGCACGACAGAAAGACTTTGAAACTCAACAACGTGCCAATCGTGAAGCGCTGGACAAGCGCAAGAAAGAAATTAAGGAGAAATTTAACCTATGCACAAATCATTGATTTTAGGCGCTCGTATGCGCAACAAAGCAGACAAAGTGGTAGAGCTTGAAGAATCAATCAAAGAATTGAACAAGCGCTCAGAACTTGAAGCTGCTAAATTGGAACAAGCTGGAACTGATGAAGAAGTTTCAGCAGTTGAAAAGAACCTTGAAGAAATCCAGAAAGAATTGGATGAAAAGGAAGCAGAAAAAGAACAACTTGAAAAAGAAATCGAAGATTTGAAAAATCAAGTTGAAGAATTGAATCGCAAAGCCCCGACTTACCCAAGCAAAGAACATCGTGGAGGACAAAAATTGGAACAACGTGAAGCAGTACTAGAATTCATCCGCTCTCGTGGACAAAAACGCGCAGGTGTTAAAACAACAGATGTAGGAGCGATCATTCCGAAAGAGGTTTTGGAACCACAAAAAACACCTGAACGTCAGAACCCTTTACTTAACCTAATCCATGTTGTAAAAGTAACAAGTGGATCTGGTTCTTATCCAGTCATGAAGAAATCAAATCGCAAAATGACTGAAGTTGGAGAACTTGAAGAAAATCCAGAATTAGGAAAAACAAAAATCACGGAAGTTGATTACAAAATCAAGACTTATCGTGGGGAACTTCCTATCTCTCGTGAAGCTATTGAAGATGCGCAATACGATCTCATTGGAATCCTTCAAGAAGATATCCAAGACCAAGACGAACAAACAAAATTGGCAATTGTTGCGGATGTTATGAAATCCGCAAAAGTTGTAAACGCTAGTGGACTTGATGGAATCAAGGACATTTTAAACACTAAAATTTCATCTGTCTACAAAAAATCACTTGTTGTTACAGATACCATGTTCAATGCACTGGATAAGATTAAGGACAAAGATGGCCGTTACATGATGCAGTCCGACATCACTTCACCAACTGGATATTCATTCTCAGGTAAAACAATTTATCCAGTTGAGGATACACTACTAGGTCAAGAAGGTGAAATGAAATTCTTCATCGGTGATGTCGAATACTTCCTTACATTGTTTGACCGTATGGAATTGACCGTGAATTGGGAAGATAATCATAAATTTGGTAAGAACCTTGCATCATACCTTCGTTTTGATATCCAGAAGACAGATGAAGATGCGGGGGTATTCGGAACCTACACTGACGCAGTATCTTAAGGAGGTAGCGTATGAGCTATAAAGTAATTCGTCCTTTCAAGGACTTGTCTGATCCTGAAAAACATGACTATGCTGTTGGCGATATCTTTCCTCGCGAAGGATATGAGCCCACAGATAGCTTTACCAATGGCCTTTTGACTGGTGCTAACACTGCTGGCTCTATCTTCCTTGAGGTTTTGGGAGATGATGAACCTAAAAAGCCAGCTCCTGAAACCAAAGAAGTGAAAGAAGAGCCCGCAGTTGAACAGGAAGAAACAGTTGAGGAAACTGCTGAAGAGCCTGCTAAGGAAGTTGAGGAGTAAACATGGACCAAGGTCAGCTTTTAGAATTGCTGAAGCTTAAGTTGGGGATTTCAACCGACTTGAGAGACAAGCCGTTAAAAAAAATCATTTCAAGTGTCATCACTGAATTGACCGATAACCTCGGTATCGAGCTTGTTGGTGAGCGTGCTGACCATGAAATGTTTATCGTTGACTATGCTGCTTATCGCTATGAGGGTGGGGTGGATATGCCACGTCACCTTCAATGGCGACTGCATAATTTACAGATAGCATCAAAGAAAGAGGTCAAGAATGTGGAATCATGAAATCAAACTGATCTCTAAAAAAGTAACAGGTAAGGACAAGTTACTACAACCAATCTCTAAAGATGTTGAAGTTACTCTGTTGTGTCGTAAAAAGAAGGTTACTCGCTCTGAATTTTATCAAGCAAATCAGGCAGGTCTAAAACCGAGCTTGGTCGTTGAGATTCGAAATTTTGAGTATGAGAATCAGGAGTTTGCGAAGTTTGAAGGCAAGCAATATCGCATCTTAAAAACCTATCCTATCGATTCTGAAATTTTAGAGTTGACTTTATCAGAGGTATTGAAATGAGCAATGACCTTGCTGATTTGATAGCGAAAGAGCTTGCAGCTTACTCTGACGAGGTTACTGAAGAAGTGGATAAGATTGCAGAGCAGGTGGCTGATGAGACTGTGGATGAGTTGAAAGAGACAAGTCCTAAACGGTACGGAAAGTATCGTAGAAGTTGGAAAAAGAAGAAGTTGGCCAATGGCTCTTTTGTTGTCTTCAACGCAGTTGCAAGTCTTACTCACATACTTGAGAACGGACACCTTTCAAGAAATGGTGGTCGTGTCGCTGGTATCGTCCACATCAAGCCAGCTGAAGAAAAAGCAATTCAGAACTTTGAGAAGCGTATCAAGGAGATTGGGAAATGAAGCTATCAGACTTTGCTGTTATTTTGGAACAGGCAAACTTGCCTGTCACTTATCGAGCGTTTAAAATTGGGAATGCTCCTGACCTACCTTACCTGGTCTATTATGAATCTAGTCCAGCCATCAATGCAGCTGACAACACGGTTAATCATCAAATTAAGAGCGTTACAGTAGAGCTAGCTTTTGAGCAGAAGGATGAAGATTTGGAAGAACGTCTGGAAGAGCTGTGGACAACCCACGAGCTCTTTTTCGATGTTCAAGAAGAAACATTTATCGAGGCTGAAAGACTCTATGTCAAGTCTTATACGGTCTATCTATACTAAGGAGGAATGAAATGACTCAAGAAAATAAAGTAACCTTTGGCCTAGAAAACGTACATATCGCACCTGTCAAAACACTTGCAGAAGATGGAGTTATCACTTACGGCGATGTTTTTCGTTTTCCCGGAGCGATGGAGCTGACACTTGATACCAAAGGGGAAACAACCCCTATCAAAGCAGACAACAAGGATTACCATTTCATGAATTCAAATGAAGGCTATGAAGGTAAACTTAAAATTCCACATATCATCGATGAATTTGCAACAAAAATTCTTGGTGAAATCAAGGATCCTCAAACTGGCGTTATGACTGAAAAAGCAGATGCGAGCTTGACAGAGTTCGCAATGATGTTCCAGTTTGAAGGTGACAAAAACAAGACTCGCTATGTGATGTACTACTGTTTTGCCAGTCGCCCATCTCTTGGCTCAAAAACTAAGAACGGGACATCAACCAACGAACGTGAACTTAGTTTCAAAGCTAGCCCGCGTCCATTGGATACAGTTGTCAAGCGTTCTATCACATCAGCTGATGACAAGGATGCGTATGACAACTGGTTCAAGAAAGTGTATGAACCTACTGCGGTGACAGGTTAAGGAGAAGACATATGCGTAAAATCGTTTTGGTCGGTGATCAGGAGTATGAGTTGGGGACCAACGGCTATACTCCTATCGCCTACAAACAACAATTTGGAAAAGATTATTTTCAAGATTTGTTCTCGATGTTGAAAAATCAATCATTCATGAATGAATTGAACAAGCTGGAAACCGACAAGGAATTGACAGCGACTAATATTGATATTTCGATGTTGTCAGATTTTGATATGACCTTTTTCAACCGTCTTTTTTGGACCTTTGCTAAATCTGCAAATCCTCAAATCAAGCCTTATGAACAATTCTTCATGGAAATGGAAATCTTCCCGATTCAGGAAGTTGGACCTGTGCTGATGGAAATGCTAAATGCGAGCATGACGACAAAAAAGCACCAGATGAGTCAGAATCAGCTAGCGAAGAAATCTTCACAGTAGAATCCTATCTATCTTGCTGTAAAGAAACTGGTCTGTCTATCGATGATCTAAAGCACATCTCAATCGGAATGGCTCTGGATTATCAGACGGATTATGTGAATTTACGGAGTGAGGATAAGGGTGGCGAACGGAAAGCCACGCAAGCTGATTTTGACAGTTTTTAAAGAAAAAATGAGTGCTGAGAGAGTGATTCTGAGGTCAAGTTCCTTGCCCTGACTGCATTATCAGTCGTAGAAGTTCTCTCAGCGCTTTTCTATTTTTTTGAGAAAGGAGGAAATATGGCAGGAAATATCAAAGGTATCAAAATTGAAATCGATGGCGACACGCAACCCTTGCAGAAGGCGCTGAAAAATGTCAATAAGGCCGCTACTGATGCAAGTCAGGAGTTGAGACAGATTGACAAGGCCTTGAAATTTGATACAGGGAACGTAACGCTCCTGACTCAGAAACAAGAGGTCTTACAAAAGCAAGTTTCGACGACCAAGGAGAAACTGGAAACCTTGAGACAAGCTCAGTCTCAGGTGGAACAGCAGTTCAAAAATGGTGATATCGGTGCTGATCAGTACCGTGCCTTTCAACGCGAAGTCGAAGTTACTCAAAACGTCCTAAAAGGATATGAGGGTAAGCTTGCAAATGTGAACCAGGCGCTTGCTGAGAATGGGAATGCAACTAAAAGCAACCAAACGCAACTGAAAGAATTGCAGAATGAACAGAGTCAACTTGCTTCAGAGATGACTAAGGTGACAAGCTCATTCAAACTGCAAGAAAGTGCTTTAGGTTCAAATGCTAGCGAAGCTGAGAGAAATGCTCTTGCTCAGAAAAAGATTGGTGCCCAGTCTGAGATTGTAAGTAAACAGATTTCAAATCTAGAACAGCAATTGGAAATCACTAAAAAAGAATTTGGTGAGAACTCCACACAAGCTAACAAGATGGAAGCTGAGCTAAATCAGGCTAAGACTGCTTTTAATCATCTCAATGATGAGATGAAGGGAACAAAGTCTGCTGCTGATAGCACTCAAGAAAGTTTAAGTGAAATCTCAAGAAATTTAAGAGCAGAACTACTTCAACAGTTTAGTGAGAAGTTGAGTGCTATTTCAGAAAAACTTGTGGAAGTAGGAAAAGAAGCGTTAGAAGCAGCTGCTCAAATGCAAGCTAGTAATGCTCAATTTACTACCGTTTTCGGAGATATGGAAACCCAAGCAAGAGAAGCGTTGAATGCTATTGGTCAGGAAATGGATATTGTCCCAGAGCGATTGCAAGGATCATTCACTCAGATGGCTTCATTTGCCAAAACTTCAGGATTGGATACAGCAGAAGCTTTGGATCTTACTTCTCGTGCAACTAGGGCAGCAGCAGACGGTGCAGCCTTCTATGACAAATCTATTGAGAGCGTGACAGAGAGCTTACAATCTTTTTTGAAGGGAAACTTTGCTAACGATGCCGCTCTTGGAATCTCTGCGACAGAGACAACTAGGAATGCAGCTGCAAATAAATTGTACGGAAAGTCATTCAAGGACTTGAGCGAAGCGCAGAAGCAATTGACATTGCTTCAGATGGTCGAAGACGGAAATAAACTCTCAGGAGCTCTTGGACAGGCTGCAAGAGAATCAGACGGCCTAGAAAACGTGATGGGGAATCTGAAACAAGCTGGGACCAATGCATTATCTGCTATTGGTCAACCTCTTCTGGAAATGATGATCCCTGTTTTCCAAACCTTGGCAACGATTGTGAAAGGTGTAGCTGAGCTGTTTAATTCCTTACCTGATCCAGTAAAAGATTTCATTGTCATCTTAGGTGTGGTTTTGACAATTGTAGGAGCCTTAGCCCCCATATTCTTAACCCTGCAAGCTGTGTTTATGTCCTCATTTGGCGCAATGATTGCAGCAGCATTACCAATCATTGGAATTATTTCAGGAGTTGTAGTGGCCATAGCAGCGATTGTTGCAATTGTGAAATACCTTTGGGAAACTAACGAAGGCTTCAGAGAAGCGGTCACGACTATCTGGAATGCTATACTAGCCGTTATCAATACAGTTGTTTCAGAAATCTCTGATTTCATCATGAGTATATTCGGGACGGTTGTGGCTTGGTGGACGGAGAACCAGGAACTTATCAGGACAAGTGCTGAGACCGTCTGGAATGCCATTTATACGGTCATCAGTACAATACTGGATATACTTGGCCCCTTGCTCCAAGCTGGCTGGGACAACATTCAACTGATCGTTACAACAGCTTGGGAAATCATCAAGACCGTTGTTGAGACTGCAATCAATGTTGTTCTTGGTGTTATCCAAGCAGTTATGCAGATCATCACTGGTGATTGGTCAGGTGCTTGGGAAACCATCAAGGGAGTATTTTCAACTGTATGGCAAGCTATTCAAAGCATTGTTCAGACCATTTTCTCAGCTATCCAGAGCTACATTTCAAATATCCTCAACGGCATTTCAGGAACTGTCTCAAATGTCTGGAACGGCATCAAGGATACTGTATCAAATGTGTTAAATGCTATATCTGGCACAGTATCAAGTGTTTGGGAAGGTATCAAGAGTACCATTTCAGGCGCTATCAATGGGGCAAAAGACGCTGTATCTTCAGCTATTGAAGCCATCAAAGGATTGTTTAACTTCAACATCAGCTGGCCACACATTCCACTACCTCACTTTTATGTGAGTGGTTCGGCCAATCCATTAGATTGGTTGAGTCAAGGTGTTCCAAGTATTGGAATCGAATGGTATGCCAAAGGCGGTATCATGACGAAACCAACTATCTTTGGAATGAACGGCAATAACATTATGGTTGGTGGTGAAGCTGGAAATGAGGCAGTATTACCACTTAACGACAAAACGCTTGGAGCCATCGGTCGGGGCATCGCTCAGACTATGGGTGGAACTTCACCGACCATCAACATTACTATTACTGGTAACACTGTCAGAGAAGAAGCTGACATCAGTCGGATTGCTGATGAGGTGGCTCAGCGCATTGCTGACGAATTGCAACGTAGGACACAATTGAGAGGAGGGGTTGCATGGTAAAACATAATGAGCTTGTGATTGACGGTGTGAGAACATCGTCTTTTCCTTTTAAGGTCATTATTCATGACCCTCCTTCAATCGCTCTAGGAGAGAGCAAGACAGCTCTCTTGGAGCATGGTGGTATCAGTGGGGCAATTGTTCAGACGAACAAGCACAGGGAACTGATCAAGAAATCTTATACGATTTACTTAGTCAAACCGACCGAAGAGCAGATGAACCAATTTATGAGTCTGTTTATCCGCGAGAAGTTCTGGTTAGAGAGCGAGCGAGTCAAAACAACTCGTCTCTGGTGCTATAAGGTCAATGTGAGCGACCTTGAAGAAGTACAACCTGGTCTTTATATGACCAAAGCAACCTTTACTTGTCACCCTACCAAATACTTCAAAGCCACTGATACACAGAGATTGACAAGAAGTGGAACTTTAACCGTGCAAGGTTCTGCTCTTGCTTTTCCTAAAATCACAATCAGTGGCCAGAGTGCTGCTGAGACTTCGTTTACAATCGCTGGTCAGGTCATCCGTCTTGAACGACTCACTGAGTCGCTTGTGATGGTCAATAATCCTGACAATCCTAGTTTTAAAACGACAACAGGGAAGCCAGTGAAATGGTCAGGAGATTTTATAACAGTTGATCCAGCGAAAGTGAAGAATGTTGGGGTTGTTTTGGGACAAGGTATTCAATCACTTGAAATCGAAACGGTTTGGGGGTGGGCATAATTGCTTTATCTACTTAATAAAGATGTGAGAACCGTTCGTTGGAACGGAGAGCCACTTCATGAAGCGACTTCAGCGATTGTGAAAGAGACCATGAATGGCGATTTCACCCTAACTATGAAATATCCTATTTCTGACTCTGGTATTTATCAGCTCATCCAAGAAGATATGTTGATAAAAGCGCCGACTCCTGTTCTTGGTGCGCAGCTATTTCGCATCAAGAAACCTGTTGAACACAATGATCATCTGGAAATCACAGCCTATCACATTTCAGACGATGTGATGCAACGTTCTATCACACCAGTAAGTGTGACTAGTCAGAGCTGTGGCATGGCTCTTTCTCGCATGGTTCAAAACACCAAAACCGCTTTGGGAGATTTTTCTTTCAATAGCGATATCCAGGACCGTAGGACCTTCAATACGACTGAAACAGAAACTCTGTACTCTGTATTGCTGGACGGTAAGCACAGCATTGTTGGTACATGGGAAGGCGAGCTGGTTCGTGACAATTTCGCTCTGACTGTCAAGAAGAGTCGTGGCGAGAATCGTGGTGTTGTTATTACAACGCACAAAAATCTGAAGGACTACCAACGCACAAAAAACAGTCAGAATGTTGTCACAAGAATCCATGCTAAATCGACGTTTAAGCCTGAAGGCGCTGAAAAGGAAACGACTATCAGAGTGACTGTTGATAGTCCTCTTATCAACTCATACCCTTATGTCAATGAAAAAGAGTATGAGAACAACAACGCAAAGAGCGTTGAAGAGTTGCAGAAGTGGGCACAGGCTAAATTTACAAATCAAGGCATTGACAAGGTCTCTGATGCTATCAAGATTGAAGCCTATGAACTTGATGGGCAAGTTGTTCACATGGGGGATACGGTCAATCTCAAGAGCTGGAAGCACAATGTCGATGCATTCAAGAAAGCTATTGCTTATGAGTTCGACGCTTTGAAGGAAGAATATATCTCTCTTACTTTTGATGATAAGGCAGGAACTGGTGGTTCTAGAACATCTGGTGGCTTATCTAGCGCAGCGGATGCCATCCTTGGAGTAACAGAATCTGCACAAGAAATCGCCCTTGAAAAGGCTCTTCAAAATGCTGACTTAGACTTTGAACATAAAGCTGGATTACTTAGACAGGAAATTTCTGACGGTATTGAACTGGCCAAAGCAAAAGCCGAAGAGGTCAAGAAAAGTCTGACAGAGACAATCGACCAGCGCTTCAGCAACTTTGACAATGGCCCATTACAAGAAGTCAAGCGTAGAGCTGATGAAGCTTTGAAAAACGCTGGCGCAAGTACCCAACTTGCACAGGAAGCGAAGCAAATAAGTGAGCAAGTGAGACGACAACTTGATAATAAGGCTGACCTCGTCGAATTTCAACGAGTGAGAGAAACCAATCAGCTCTATGAACGCATTATCGGCAGTAGCGAGTCTGACATCGCTGAAAAAGTTTCACGCATGGCCATGACTAGCCAACTGTTCCAGGTTGAGGTGGCTAAAAATGTCGGAGATGGACGAAATTATGTGAGGAATGCTGATTTCAGAGATAAGTCGAAAAATTGGAGAGAAACGAACGTTTCAGGCTTGAATTTCAATTATGAACATTCATCACAAAATCGAAATAAATCAGGCGTGCACATTTATGGTACAACTATCAATGCTCGTTATTTTGGATTGCAACAGACATTCAAAATTGATCTAAAAAAATCCGACAAAATCACTCTTTCTTTTTTGGTTTCAAAAGATGGATACAATACTTTTTCCGGCCTAAATGTTGGTTTACATTATAGGAAAGACGGTGCAATAAAATCACAGGAATGGAAGGAGATCCCAAATGGCGACATAACTTCATCCATTTATAAAAAACTTAATTTTAATTATGAGTTACCAGTTGATGTTGACGAAATTAATTTGATGTTGTACGGACAACAAGGCAAGTCAATCAACCTTTACATTTCAGAGGTAAAACTTGAAACTGGAAACAATGCGACACCATTCACGCTAGCGCTCGAAGATACAGACGAAGCTGTTCGTACAGTTCAAAATCAACTTGCTGGCTCATGGGCAATTCAAAACCTGACCAGCGCAGGTTCAATTGTTTCGCAAATCAATGCAACTAACAATCAAATCCTGATTGAAGCCGAGAAAATTAGGCTCAAGGGTAAGACTTTGCTTGACGAATTAACGGCTATTGATGGTTACTTCAAGCGTTTATTCGTTGGTGAGGGTAATTTCGCTAAACTGAATGCTGAGATTATTGGTTCAAAGACCATCACAGCCGATAAGCTGATTATGGACCAAGCGATGGCTCGGATGTTCGTTTCAAGCGATATCTTCACGGATACGCTTGCGGCTAAAGAAGCCTTCATCAACAAATTGAGGTCAGTCGTAGTATCTGCGACTTTATTTGAAGGTTTCAAAGGTAAGATTGGTGGATTCCAAATCGGTACACATGATAAGGATCCGTCAACTTACTGGCTAACAGGACAGAATAATTTTGATGTTGGTCTTTCTTCTGGAAAAGGAAGATACAATCAAACCTCTCTTTGGGTTAATTGGGGAGACAATTGGAATAAGCCAGGAAATAAAGCATGGTTCGTAAAAAACACTGGTGAAATGCACTGCTATAATACAGCTCATTTTTGGAATGAACCGATTGTGCATGGAGATCTTCAGGTTAGCGGTAACATAAAATTTATCAATAATGGTTCGTTGGGGCACTGGATATATTCTTACAACTACAAAAAAATTGCATCAAACAACGGATATTTATATTTATACGATAACTACGAAAGATACGACTGGATACCGATGAATAAGGAAATCTCAGACCGTCGATATAAGCACAATATCGAAGCTAGTACAGTTTCTGGGCTAGCTGTTATCAATAACTTGAAAACGTATAGTTATCGTAAAGAATACGATGGCAAAATAGAAGACATCGCCTGCGGTATCATGGCGCAGGATGTCCAGAAGTACGTCCCAGAAGCTTTCTACGAGAATCCAGATGGTGCATACTCATATAGAACATTTGAATTGGTGCCTTATTTAATTAAGGCAATTCAAGAACTCAATCAAAAAGTAGAAAGGTTGAAAAAAATAACATGAATGAACAAATTCCTAAACTAACGATCAACTCGCTAGCCGATAAAATCTCAAAAGAAGCTATTCAGGCAGCAACCTACGAGTCTCTTTATACGACCGCTACAATCGAACTTGAGCAGATGAAGAAAATCATCGAGTCTGACGAAGAACTCAAAGCAAAATTTGAAGAAGTGAAAGGACAAATGACAAATGGCAATTAACAATTATGAATTGGCAGGAAAGCCTTACACTCGTGGCCTTGGGGATAACCTCAAGACCGTGGTTGAAATCCGTCTGTCAGATGGGACTCGTTACAGTACGAACCTGCGTGAGCTTGCAGGAGACCGCACGACTGAGCAAGAGGACGTCTTGATTCAAGCGGTGCTGGATATCATCAAGGCTGAACTAGATCCAGGCTCTGCAATCGTGAAGGCACAAGCAGAGATTGAACAAGCCGTTCAATCTTTGGCAAAAGCTAAAACGGACCTTTCTGTAAATAAAGAGAACATCGATAGCGTCTCAGCTATTACTGAAGTTCTCATTGCGCTTGCGATTGGCCAGAATGGTGGTATGCCAACGAACACATATAGTAAGGTTGCGCAGTTCATCAAGCCCCTTGTTAAAGACCGTCGTTATGTGAATGGTGATATCGTATCGATGCCTTATCCGTATGATACGAATCCAAAATGGCCGAAGGAAACACAAACAATCCTGAAATTCCAAATGCAACCATCTGAAGGGTACACTTGGAAAGAACAACCTCTTGCTGAAATGTTGCAGAAGGGCATTTTGACGGTTGTCATGCCACGTATTGATTAGAAGGAGGTTGTATGCCGATTGAAGAAGCTGAAAAAATCGCTCAAAGCCAGGTTGCTTGGGCGATTTTGTTTATCCTACTCTTCTTTATCATCATTCGATATCTTATCAAGACTTCGGATAAGCGAGAGAAGAAGATTATGGATCTGCATGAGCAATCAAAAGCCGACTCTAACAAACGAGAAGAGCGTTTGATGACTCATCTTGAAAAAACCACTACAGAATTGACCACAATCACTCATACGGTCGGAGACATTCAAAAAGAAATGGTCCGCATGAACGACCGCATGGAAGAAATCGAAAAAGGAGAATAACACATGCAACAAATTACTGAAATTATCGTAGCATCAGCTACTGGAGTCTTGACTATCCTCGCAGGCATCGCAGTAAAAGCGATTAAAGATTTTCTCATCAAAAAAGGCGGAGAAAAGACCATCAAAATTGTAGAAATCTTGGCCAAAAATGCGGTCAATGCCGTTGAACAGGTCGCTTCTGAAACTGGATACAAAGGCGAAGAAAAGCTGGAACAAGCACGCACTAAAATCCGTGCTGAACTTACAAAATACAATATCAGCATGACTGATAAAGACTTAGACACATTTGTCGAATCAGCGGTCAAGCAAATGAACGAAGCCTGGAAAGGGGAATAAGTATGGATATCGATACAAGTAGACTGAGAACTGACCTTCCACAAGTTGGGGAACAACCATACAGACAAATTCATGCGCACTCAACAGGGAACCCGAACTCGACGGCACAAAATGAAGCAGACTACCACATGCGCCGTCCTGTTGATTCAGGATTTTTCTCACACGTTGTAGGTAACAGCCGTGTGATGCAGACCTGGTATACAGACATGGGGGCTTACGACGTAGGAGGTGGCTGGAACGTTGAAGGATACGGCCAAGTTGAGCTTATTGAAAGTCATGAAACAAAGGAAGAATTCATGCGCGATTACAAGCTCTACGTTGAGCTTTTGCGGAACCTTGCTGATGAAGCAGGTATTCCTAAAACGCTGGACTCTGACAGTCTAGCAGGTATCAAGACACATCAATACTGTACATATAATCAACCTCGAAACTACTCTGACCACGTTGACCCTTATCCTTATTTGGCCAAATGGGGCATCAGTCGTGAGCAATTCAAGAAAGACATCGAAGGCGGTCTATCTGAAGCTAGTTGGAAACAAAATGGCACCGGCTGGTGGTGGGAGGAGTCAGATGGCTCTTATCCTACAAACCGCTGGAAACAAATCAACAACGAATGGTTCCGATTTGACGAACGTGGCTACTGCTTAATCAATCGATGGTTCAATGATGGAAAAGACTGGTTCTACCTCGACAAGCGTGGCGCAATGGTCACAGGGTGGATGTTCCTTAATAACCGCTGGTATTACTTCAAGTCAGACGGGCGCATGGCCACTGGTTGGGTGAAATACCGTGAAACCTGGTATTTCATGGAAGAAAAAGATGGCTATATGCTATCTAAGCAATTTATCAAGTCTGGCGATGGCTGGTACTATCTAAAAGCAAATGGTGAACTTCACACAGATCCAGCATTCAAAACTGAACCAGATGGTCTTGTGACCGTCGTTGACAAACCAAAATAAGAAAAATAAAACAGAAAGGCTTTCAAATAGATTACACTAAAACCGCAGGCTCAGGCTTGCGGTTTTTTGTTTGCTCTGAAAGTACTTTCTAAAATAAAAAATCTTTAAATTTCTTTGTGTTTCTTGTTGACATAAGTCAACACTCATGCTATAATATAATCAAGATAAAGAAAGGGAGAGCAAAAGCCCTCAAGGTAAAATAAAATGGCACAAATTAAAGATGGATGGCACAAGGTTCATGAGGAAGATGTTTACGTAGAAAATGGTAAAGTTATCCGCGGAGTAACCAAAGACTCGAATAATTCAGAAGTAACTTGCTATCCTTATGAGTACAGCGAAGACCACGGATGCTGGATTAATATTTCTGGGGAAGTAACTCTACCATCTTATAGAGCAGGTTACAAAAAAGGAACTATGTGCATGAAGTAAGCTATTAAGAGGTAGCTAGATGAAAATTGACACGAAGAAGGTAGAGATGGCCTTGATGGACGAGACCATCCCTGCCAATCTCTTTGAAAAAGAGTTAGGCATTTCGCGCTCAGCAGTTACTCGATTGCGAAAAGGAGAGCGTGAGTTTAAAAATTTCACAATCGATACTGCTGAAAAAATTCAACGGTGGATAGATGAGAATGGATCAAATTAGATTACACCAACCGCAAGCTATCGCCTGCGGCTTTTTGTTTGCTCAAAATAGAAAAAAACAGTGATGGTACTCACTGTTTTTCTTGTAGTGTATGGGCGTAAGAAGTCATGCTGATAGCGTGTTTTAAACGCATGTTCATAATATCTGATACACCGTTTTTATACTTATCTACTGCCTGAATAGATACGCCACAGTTTTTGCTGATAGCATAGGCTGTGGCGTTGTCTAAAAGCCAGCGGATAGCTTTAATATCTACTGACATATATTACCTCATAAAATACCAAACTGCAAATAGGAGTAGAAAAAGTCCAATAATAAATTCAAGTTTTTCACGCTTGGTGGTTTTTCTAATTTTTAGATTTACTTTCATTGTTTTTCCTGTTATAATTTAAGTACACCCCCGAAGGGGTGGATAGTGATTTCTCACTATCCAAATTCGATGTGCCATTCAAAGCTGATTATAAATAAGTTTATTTTGACTACTAGCTTATTTGTTTTTACTTTGAGTGGCTTCTTTTTGAACTTAAACATTTTGTTTTCCTTTCTACTAGTTTCCTTGTCTAAGGTTTCCTCCTTAACCTTATGTATACATTATACAACTAAAGTTGTATAATGTCAATAGTTTTGATGAAGTTTTTTAACTTTTTTCAAAAAAATAGACCTTGTCCAGAGGTCGGGGAGTTGGAGGGGACACCCTCCAAGAGTGTTGATTTAATAAGATTTTATTTTACCTTTTTCATAATAATCTCCCTAAAGAGGCCACCCAATCAGGTGGCTTTTTTGTTTGTGGCTTGGATTTTTGATATAATAGAGCCATGAGTAGAATTTTAGATAATGAAATCATGGGGGATGAGGAGTTGGTAGAACGTACCCTCCGTCCTCAGTATTTACGTGAATATATTGGGCAGGATAAGGTCAAGGACCAGCTGCAAATCTTTATTGAGGCAGCAAAAATGCGTGATGAGGCGCTGGACCATGTTCTTTTATTTGGTCCTCCAGGTTTGGGGAAAACGACCATGGCTTTTGTTATTGCCAATGAATTGGGTGTCAATCTCAAGCAAACATCAGGTCCTGTCATTGAAAAAGCGGGGGATCTGGTAGCGATTTTGAATGATTTGGAGCCTGGAGACGTTCTCTTTATTGATGAGATTCATCGCTTGCCTATGTCGGTGGAAGAGGTGCTTTATAGTGCCATGGAGGACTTCTACATTGACATCATGATTGGGGCTGGAGAGGGCAGTCGCAGTGTTCATTTGGACTTGCCACCTTTTACCTTGATTGGTGCGACGACACGTGCGGGGATGCTCTCAAATCCTCTGCGGGCACGTTTTGGAATTACAGGTCATATGGAATACTATGCCCGTGCTGACTTGACAGAGATTGTTGAGCGGACAGCAGATATTTTTGAGATGGAAATCACTCATGAGGCAGCTTCGGAGTTGGCCTTACGTAGTCGAGGAACTCCTCGTATCGCCAATCGTCTCCTCAAGCGCGTGCGCGACTTTGCCCAGATTATGGGAAATGGGGTTATCGATGATGTCATTACCGATAAGGCTTTGACCATGTTAGATGTAGACCATGAAGGTTTGGACTATGTGGACCAAAAAATCCTTCGCACCATGATTGAGATGTATGGTGGTGGTCCTGTAGGACTGGGAACCCTTTCTGTTAATATAGCAGAAGAACGCGAGACGGTCGAAGATATGTACGAACCTTACCTGATTCAGAAAGGTTTCATCATGCGAACTCGTTCTGGACGGGTGGCGACAGCTAAGGCATATGAGCATTTAGGGTATGAATACAATGAAAAATGA